GGTGCGGCTTCAGATGGTGACGGTTCCGCCCCGACCGAAGGTGGCCAAGGCGCCAAAACCCAAGCCACCGCCGGCACCACGCAAGCCCAACAAGCTGCCGGCGACGTGGGTGCGCGACAACAGCCCGCGCGCGCCCAAGCCCCGTTACGAGAGCGTCGAGGCGTTCCTTGCGGCAGGCGGGCGCATCCAAATTTGCCCAGCCGCAGCCGTGGAAGTCACGACGGCCACGCTGGACGAGGGGCGCGACGTGATCCGGCGATATCACGAAGCGGCCGGGGAGACGGGCAACTGGAAAGACCGCGCGAAGAAAAAGATTGGGCGGCTGCATTTTGGGGCAAGCGCATGACCGAAGACGAAGCCAAACAAGCCATCTACGCCGCAACCCGCCGCACCGTCACGCGGCCGGTTCGTGTGATCGGGCAGCCCATCATGGATAGCCCGCCGCGTATCGTTTACCGCGTGGACAAGGAAGATGCGGTTCGCGCGCAGATGGCTACGGCGGGGTTTGAGTTTGCGGACGAGCCGCCGGGTCGGGGGAATTTCTGGTGATGCGCCCGGAAGATCGCCTCCAATACCGCTGCCGCATGTTCCTAGACAGCCACATGCTGCCGCCGTGCTGGTGGTCCAGCGTGGGCCATGAGCGCAAGCAGACGTTGCGACAGGGCCAGATGCAGAAAGCGCGAGGCATCCGGCGCGGTCTTCCGGACGTTATGATTTGGGCGCCGGGTTACTTCCTTGGCGTGGAACTCAAATCGGGCAAGAACACCACCACGGATGCGCAGGACGGATTTGCGCAGGCCATGGCGCGGAACCAGTTTGGCTACGAGGTGGTGCGCTCCGTCGAACAACTAGGCGAGGCCCTACAGCGCCACGGCATCCCGCTAGCGGCTGGCTGGCAAATAGCCGCTATGCACCACGATGCCGCGCTGGACGTGCCCACCAAGGGCCACAACAAGCCGCCGCGTGCGAGGGCCGCCAAACCCACGGCGCGGGGGATGGCGAAGTTTCGTCGTGCTGGCGTCATCGTATGAACGAGATGCCCGATTTCATCGACATGTCCGGCCGGCAGATCGAACACCTACAGGTTCTCGATCAAGCCCCGTCGCGGCGTGGTCAAGCGTGGTGGTGGGTGCGGTGTAGCGCGTGCGGCCACCAGTTCGACGAGCGCGGCGGGAAGCTGCGGAAGATGGTTCGCGTGCCGACGTGGCGGGTGACGTGCGGGGGGTGTGGGAAGTGATCCTGGCCAAATGTTACGCATCCGCCGGATTTGCAGCGTGGAAGTGGTGGCGCCGATGACCCAACTCCCCCTCCGCGACCGCACCCGCCTCGTCGGCGTCCACCCCGACCTCATCCGCGTGATCGAACGCGCACGCACCTACGCGGATTTCATCGTGACCGAGGGCCTGCGCACCGTGAAGCGCCAAGAGCAACTAATGGCCTCCGGCGCCAGCAAAACGATGAACAGCCGCCACCTCACCGGCCATGCCGTTGACCTAGCCGCGCTGGTGGCGGGGCAGGTGCGGTGGGATTGGCCGCTCTATGACGAACTCGGCAAGGCAGTGAAGCGGGCTGCTGTCGAGGAACAGGTGCCGATCACATGGGGCGGGGATTGGCCACGATTTCGGGATGGGCCGCACTTTGAGTTGGCTTGGGGGCGGTATCCTTGATGCGCGTCCTAGACCTGTTCAGCGGCATCGGCGGCTTTTCCCTCGGCCTCGAGCGGGCGGGGTGGCAGATTGTTTGCAAGGGGTGCGGGAAGTGAGCGGCAACCTCAAGATTTCCGGCATGCGCTACGGCTGGGCGATTAAGGTTCCCCCGTCGGAATACAAGCCCAACGGCACACTGTTCGGGAAGTTCGACGGGAACCGGCCTGCGCCGTATGAGATGTATCCGGTCGGCATCTATGCGCTGTTCCCGACCGAAGCCGAAGCGCGGGCATTCTTGCGGGATCGTGTTGGGCCATGGCGGGGCAAGCGCGATTGCCGCGTGGTTCGCGTGCGCGTTGAGGAATCCATCGAGGAAGTTGGTCGGTTCCCTACCCCGCCGCATCTGCGGTGGAGCAAGAACGGGAACTATTACCCGCCGCGTCGGCGTGAAAAGGCGTGTGGGACATGACCATTACCATCATTCCCTGCACACTCACCGAAGCCGCCGAGTTCGTCGTCAACTTCCATCGGCACAACAAACCCCCGCAAGGCGGCCTGTTCGCGTGCGGCGCCAGCGACGGCATCCAACTCGTCGGCGTGGGTATCGTTGGCCGTCCGGTCAGCCGCCATATGCAGGACGGCCAAACGTGTGAAGTGACGCGGTGCTGTGTGGTGGACGCTGCACCCAAAGGCACATGCAGCGCCATCTACGGGGCGCTGTGGCGAGCTGCGAAGGCGTTGGGGTGGCGTCGTCTGATTACCTACACGCTCCAATCCGAAAACGGCGCCAGCCTACGCGGGGCTGGGTGGAAGGTGCTGGCCGAGCGCGCGCCATCCAATCCGGCGCAATGGCAGTCGCGCCCTGGCCGAGAATGGCAGCCGGTTGTCGGGCAAGCAAAGCTGCTGTGGGGGGCCGCATGATCCACTACCACGGCACCCCCATTACCCCGCGCGCCGCACTCGCCCCGATGGCAGGGCGGCACTTCTGCGTGTCGTGGGCCGACCCTCGCGACATCGACTGGTGCATGTCTCACAGCGCCTCCGTCATGCTGGACAATGGCGCGTTCTCGGCTTGGACGCGAGGCGCCAAGACCGATTGGGCCGACTTCTACTCTTGGGTGGCCCCACACCTCCGCCATCCGCATTGGGCCGTCATCCCTGACGTGATCGACGGCGACGAATCCGCGAACGACATGCTTCTCGCCGCATGCCCGCTGCCGCCCGCGCTGTCTGCGCCGGTCTGGCACATGCACGAGAGCTTGGAGCGCCTCGCCCGCTTGGCGGCGGCGTTCCCCCGCATCTGCATCGGCAGCTCAGGCGCGTTTGCATCCCCGGGCTCCCCCGCATGGCGCCAGCGCATCGATGCGGCTTGGCAAGCCATACCGTCCACAACTTGGGTCCACATGCTCCGGGCGATGAAGGAGGCGAGCGAAGGCGCTTGGCCCTTTCGCCTCAGCGGACAGCACGAACGTTGCCCGCAACCACGCCGGAACGATGAACCGACCAGCACAGGAGCCGGAACGCATGGCCGCGCGCATTGACGCCCGCAACCCGCGCCACATCGGCAAACGCGCCGCGCAAGGAGGGCTTTTCTCATGAAAACGGCCCTTCTCGCCGCTTCCTTCCTCGCGACCATTCCTGCGGCGAATTGGTTGATTGGCAACGTCGGGACGGTCTGCATCCCCAACGGACCGTGCTTAATCTCGGTGGCGCCCGGCCTTATGGCCCCGTCTGGTGTGTTGCTGATCGGCGCGGCGCTGGCGCTTCGGGACGCCTTGCATGAGCGGCTTCCGCGTTGGGGTGTGGCCGCTTTGATAGGCGGGGGCGCGGTATTGTCTCTTTCCTTCTCCCCTCCGGCCCTTGCCGTCGCTTCAGCCGTGGCATTCCTCTTGTCGGAACTGGCGGACTTTGCCGTCTATGATCGGCTTCGCAAGCAGGGGTTGGCGCTGGCCGTGCTGGCATCCGGCGTCGTGGGCGCCGTGCTGGATAGCGTGTTGTTTAGCGCGCTAGCGTTCGGAACCGTCAAGTGGGCGCCGGGGTTGATCCTGGCGAAGTGCTACGCCTCCGCAGGCTTTGCTGCGTGGAAGTGGTGGCGCCGTTGATCCACCTCCACCTGACCACCAACCCCCGCGCCGGCACGATCCGCATCCACGGCGAAACCTGGACCCTCGCGACCTGGCGCAAAGCCGCAGAAGGCCAGATGCACGCCACCACGACCGACGGCGAGCAGGTGACGCTGGCCATGGATGACCACGGCGGCATCACAATTGGCAACACGTTGGACGCGCGGCGCTGGACGATCCGGGAGGCGGTGAAGGACGGGGCGACGTTCACGGGCGTGGCGCTTGAGGCGCCGTCGGATGCGTGGTTTGAGGATTATATGGAGCGGGTGGCGCGGAGGTTGCGGGCCTAATTACAACACAAAACCCCCGGCCGTGAGACCGAGGGCTTGCGTTTGCCGGGGGTGCGGCTATAGTGGCGTTGGTAACACGCATGGGTGATGTAGCAGGTTGGGGAACTTGCTACAAGCCCATGCCCCACATGAAGGGGTGAGAATGTCGGATTTTCGGAAATCTCGTGAAGCGTCATGGCGGCGCTATTTACGGTCGGCTGTGCGCCAATCGGCCATGAGCCGGGCGCAGAAAGACGTGACCATGGGGGTGTTAAACCTATGGCTGCACCACCGCAACGGCCCGAAGGGGGTTATTCATCCCGGACGGGAGCGCCTGGCAAAGGGCGCGAAGGTTTCCGTGCGAACAGTCGCATCAACCCTCAAAGCTCTTCGGGATGCCGGCGTTCTGAATGCCCGCAAGCACGCTCACGGCGAGGGCCAGAGGCCAACCGAATACACGATGAACACTCTAGCACTGATCGTCTATTGCGGCGGCGAGTTGCCGGAATGGGTTGCTGCCAAACTGGTGCAGGTAGCCAACAAACCCACCCCGGGGGAGAACGAAAAGAGAACGTTACGAAATAGCAAATTGCACACCACTGGCGTGCAAAAACTGCACACAGTCTTAAATGACGTATGGAATGGCGAAAGGAGCCCATGCCATGGGTGACCTTATCCCCAGCCGGTCCATTCAACCGAAAGATCTCCGCCCCCACCAGATCGAAGCCCTGCGCCTGATCAGGCTTTCGGCTGGCAAGGGCAACCGCCGCATTGTCTGCCAGATGCCGACAGGTGCGGGCAAAACGGTGACCGCCGCGAAGCTGATCGCTTCAGCCCTTGCCAAAGGCAAATCTTCGATCTTCACGGTTCCGGCTTTGAGCCTGATCAACCAGACCGTTGATGCGTTTGAGGCCGAGGGCGTGACCGGCATTGGCGTCATGCAAGCCAATCATCCGAGAACCAATCCTTTGGCTAAGGTGCAGGTGGCGTCAGTCCAGACACTGGCGAAGCGCGACATTCCGAACGCGGCCGTGGTGATCGTTGATGAATGTCATATTCGCGCCTCCGTGGTTGAACGCATGATGGATGAACGGCCAGACGTGTTTTTCATTGGGTTGAGCGCGACGCCATGGGCGGACGGCATGGGCGAGCGGTGGCAGGATCTGGTGATACCCGTGACCATCGGCGACCTGATCGAGGCCGGCATGCTGTCGCGGTTCAAGGCGTTTGCCCCGGACGTGCCCGACTTGTCAGGCGTG